GGGGCGCGGAGCCAACCGGCGCCTCCGGGGGATGGGAGCCCCGGAGATAACCGTATGCTGCCATATGTGCCGCCCGAGCTGCGTCTTGTCATCAGCCATCGTTTTACCGTCCGCAAACTTGTGCGCCCGATTCGTCCCGGAACGCCCGATACTTAACTTCTCGCGCTTCCTCGCCCTCTTGGCGGCAGCGACTTATAAATGGGTTTTGGAGCGGAACAAAGGACTCGAACCTTTAATGCACTTATGCGCATATCGCCTGAAAGCTCCGCATAAAAAGCCCTGCTATTAAACCCGCCGCAGGGCGAGGCGGGAAGAAAGGAGAAAAGAATTATGTAGAACTCTGTTTCAGCCGTTCGGCGATCCGGTTTTGAGCGACGCGATAATATCGCTCATCTTTCTCAAACCCGGTGTAATGCCGTCCGGTGTTGATGCAGGCGATAGCGGTTGTCCCGCTCCCCATGCAATTGTCAAGCACAGTGTCGCCTGCGTTAGTGTATGTGCGGATGAGATATTCAAACAGCGCGACCGGCTTTTGCGTCGGGTGCAAGCCCCGCTCGCAGTTGATTTGTAGCAGATTCCGAGGATATCCGGTCACATATCGCAGCGAATCTTTGCCGAGGGTGCTGTCTTTGTAAATGCCGTCCGTTTCGCGTTTGCCTTTTGTAACTATCGGCTTTTCGAGATGCTTGATGCCTTGCGGGTTGTATGTCGGCGCTTTTTTGTAAAAAACACAAACATCCTCGATGCAGCGCATCGGCTGATATTTTGCAAAGGTAAATCCGGTCGGCATGTTTTTCTGCCAGTACCAGCAATAGCGGAAAAATCGGCGGCAGCTGTTAATGACGTCGGTTGTAAACGGCTGTGCGGCCGTAAGCACCACGGCGCCGTTGTCTTTCAGAATCCGCCAATACTGCGACCACAAAAGGCCAAAGTCCAACGCGTTATCCCACGCGCAGTCTGTCATGCCATATGGCAAATCGCAAAGAATCATGTCAATGCTGTCGTCAGGGTAGATTTTCATCCCGGCGATTCCGTCGCCGAGAAATATCTTGTCCAAGTACTCCAAGTTACACTTCCTCCAGTGATTCAAAAAATCCGGAATTCCGCGCTTTTTGCTTATCAGAGTACTCTACAATACCCATTATAGGCTCAAGTTGGTCCCCTTTGTGCACTCTTTTATTTTTGCTCGCGGTCGAGGATGCAAAAGAATTTGTGGCGGAGATTATAAAACTGCCTGCGCCCGCTCGGCACCGGCATATATTCATACGGCGTCCCCTGCGTGACGTTCTTGAGCAACGGTGTTATCAGTCCGACATCAGAGCCGCAGGCAAGCTTCACGCACCGCTCAATTAGCGCGACATCTTTCTTTTCCCGCTCCCGGCTTTCTGCCCTTTTTGCCGTCGGATCAGAGCAGCCCGAAGCGGACGGCATCCCGGATGGAGCCGCCGCCGATAAAGCATATGTATCTTTTGCCCGCTCCTTTTTTCGCGGATATTGCAGGCAAAAGTATTTCAGTTCCCGATATCGCTCGCGGGGTATGTCATATTTTTTTGGCAAATCCTTATCTCTCGGCATTATCCGTTACCTCCTAATAGCTCAGGGTTATCATAAATATTGCCGACAACCTCAAACTCTTCCGAATCATAGTAAAATGATGCTTTAAATATCATGCCCGCTCGCCCGATAAAACTTGCGAGACCGTTATCATAATCAATTTGATAAATGCACATTTTGCCGAACCAAAATCTCTTTACTATATCGCCCTCAAAAATTTTTGTGCCGTTTTTATCTTTAAGACCTGTGTACTGTCCTACGGTATTTTCATCAACATACAAGCAATTTGCACCACGGCAATTATATTCTTCACACTCGAATATGTTTTCCACCATAACCATTTCGCCACGACCATCTTTTGTAGGTACGCCGTACACCCACTCGCCGTTGTCTGTTTGTTTACCACGGAATTCAATATCACGCATTGTTTTTACCTCCGTCCATTATTGCGCCGCAGTGCGGGCAATAAAAAACTCACGGTCTATTGGTGTTTCTCTTCCAGTCGCGATGTCTATACTGTGATGACATTCAGAACAATAATAATTACCATCGTCAGGGTTGTTGTACATCTTAATCCATTCGCCATGTTTAATCTCTTGTACATCAGCGGCAGGAGCTTCTTTTAAAATTTTAACAGCGGCATTCCAGCCGTCCGCATAACCCTTGTTCTCAAAAATATCTCGGTTACACAAGCCTATCCCGAGTGCAGCACGATCAATATAATCGCTCATTTTGTTTTCCTCCTCTTCGTCGCGAAACTTGACACATTTACAAGGCTTTAAAAAGCTGACATCCGTCAGCAGTTTTTTCTTTTTCTCGGTCGATTCGGCGGCTCGTCTTCGGGCTCCTTTATGTATTTAAAACACATATATCCGAATCTGTTTTGAATGCACTCGACAAGGCGATAGCCTTTCGGGGCGATTGGCGGGCTGTCGGGGCTGTAGCTCCGGAGCGCGACCTTTGCGTCCTCGCTGGCCGGCTGCCGCATGTTGCGGGTCGATAGATATCTATGTTTAGTGCCCTGTTCGGGCGTCCAATGGTCAAATAAGTAATTGGCAAGACCGGTGTAATCACAACCGTGGTCTATACCGTTATAATAGTTGTGTCGGCGCAGGTGCTCTATCTGCACGATATCGCCATAGATCCACTGCGCTTTGATGATCTCTTCCGGCACGCCGTCGGAGACCATGTGGAAATGTATTCTTTTTGTGTTTCTGCCGCATCCCATATAAAGGTTGATTTTCGCTTCCGGGCACGCGTATTGTAGTCTGCGTTTATATAATGTACGCAACCGGCGCGCCTCGCCCCAGTCGTGCACTTCGTGGTCATTGTCAAATGTAAGAGTCGAATATAGGGAAGTCGGCGAAAAGTTCTCGTTGAACACTCGCGCGTGCTTCCGCCTTGCTATCATCAGATTGTGGCGCTCGCGCTCCTCGTCCGTGCGGAGCACCGGCTTGTACTGCGCCTTCGCAATGTTGGCGGTGCGGTCAGAAACCGTGTAGACTTCCTGCTCGCAAACCGCGCCAGAAAATATTCGTTTCTTGACTCGCACCGCTTTTCACATCCTCATTTCAAATTTTCGTATTTTATCAAACTCATCGACGAAAGCTCGTCGAGATATCCGACCGTCTTTTCCGTCAGCACCCGCGTCGTGCTTATCGGGATAATTGCCATCACGAAGAAGCCGGCTTTCGCCGCGAAGAACGCGCCTGACTCGGTCTGACGGTAGTACAGCTCAAACTCGTCCACATCAAGCGGCTCAAGATATTTTGATTCAACAAACTCTATCCCGGCCGAAGTCTTATATGGTATATAGTCATAAGAGCCTATCCGTAAGGATATCGGCAGCGGATCACAGCGCTCTTCTCCGTCAAACGCATCCTCGACCATCTTTAAAAACGCTTCCGGCGGCTCGGCGGTGTACCGCTGCACGATTTTGTCCGCCTGTGTCGGTGTGATATCGAAAGATGTCATAAGCGAATCGATTGAAAACACCGGGCAGTCGTTAAGGTAATAGGCGGCGAGACCGTCGCCGAGCATCTGCGTTGTCATGTCGTACAGCGATATGCACTTATTTGCCTTGCACAGGCTTATAATTTTTTTGATTTTCATATTAAACTCCTGTTTCTGTTTTAATCCAAAGGTCGCCCAAACTGTTCCAAAGTTTAATTACCTCTTCCCTGTCGTCACACACAGTCCCGAAGCTCTTGCAATAACCACAGTTATTTTTTTCTTTCGGGACAATGTAGTAACCGTTGACACATGCATCATACAAAAGTGCGACTTCTCCGCCGCACTGCGGGCACAATTTGAGTTTGCTGTTTGTAGTGCTCTCCCTTAATTTTCTGACAAGCTCGTTTTTGCTTTTAAGAAGTTCTTGACACTTTTCGATAAGCTCTTTATTAGTCTCGCGTTCAAAGCACATTTGGTTCGTTAATTCTTCAATTTTTTCAAGCTGCTCGTTTTTCCTATTGATGGAGCGTTCGCGACGATTCTTTTTAACCCATATCAGCAGGTCGCGTGCCAGGTTAATAACCATTACTGCTAAATTCGCCAAAAGAGCAGTAAAAATAAGCATTTCAACTTTCGTCATTTTGTTCCTCCTTGGGGCACATAACACCAACTTTGCGGCGGTCGTTTGAGCCCGAACTCACTAAGCCTTTTTGGATCATCGTAAATAACAAGGTCAGATATACTCCAGCCGAATCCTACCTTGCCGTTTCCAAGATAACTTATAATTTGTTTATCCGTAAGGCAAAGAAGAGGAACTTCTATTTCCGATATTTCTTGCGCACCGAGATATTCAAAAGCAATTGGAAAAATAGCGTTACACACAAATTCCCCAATAACTCTACCGCAAAAGGAAAGTTGCCCTTTCTTTGCATCACTTCCACCTTTGGTGCAGTAGATATAACACTTAAACGGTGTCTTGATTTTTGGTTCGTTCTTTCGAAGTTCGACTTTTTTCTTTCCGCTTGCTATCAGTTCGCAATATCGTGGTCTGATACTCAGCAAAATTGACTTTGTCATAGCTCCCCTCCGCCGTTGCAGAAATACTCTTTAAGCGCAGCCGCAGCCTACGACATGAGGTATTCAATGCACTCAAAATCTCCGCTCGGGTCAAAGCAGGGACATTCCGGACAAGATCCGGGGGCGCCCGCTCCGCAGAGTTCGGTCGCCCGGATCAGCTGTTCAAGCGTCAGATTCTTCATAATGTTCAACCTCCTTTGCCAGTCCGCATTTCAGCGGGCTGTTGTAACAAGGGTTTTTACAAGTGCCAATTTTCTGACACTGGAAACAGCAGTAATTCCCGCGACGGTGATCGCAGTTAAAATGTGTGCACATCAGGATTCCGGCTTTCTTTTTATTCATCGTCCGCCGCCTCCATTTCCTCGTTTCAGCAAGCTTTACACGGTACCCGACTCACTTCGGAAACAGGGGAGTGCTGGCAACTCCCGCCGTAGCAGTTGGCGCGGCACATCCTCGGCATACCTTCTCTATCCGGCTTTGCTTCCGGAAACTTCTCAAAAAAGTCTTGCGCATAGGTTTTACGCGGGTTCTCTCTGCTCCATTTATGTAAAGTTTCAATCGCATATTCAACATCCTTTCGCGAAAGGTTTGGAACCGCTTTTTCACAAAACTCATACAAAGGACATCTATCGTCTATGCTAAGCTTGCAATCCCCGCGCGAGGCGCAGAGCCTATGCGTTTCAACAAAAAAATTTATCGTTTTGCTGCAATCCATACTCAACCCTCCTGCAGCAGCGCTCCGAGCTTCTGCATCGCGTCGCGAAGCTTGGCGGCGGTGGTCTCGTCATCCATCGACGCGATTATACCGCGCATGACATTGATATATTTTTGAATGTTGTCAAAGTAGACGCTGAATTTTGCGACCTCCGGCGAGGCGGTGAGCTTCGCGTCCTTTTCGACCTTTTCCAGCCGTCCGACCAGCTCGCTTTTCTCTTTTTCGGCGGCGTCGAGCACCGCCTTGTATTTCTTCTCAAGCTCCTCGGTCTTCCTGCCGAGCTCGTCGGCGGCAGATTTCTCGGCAGCATCGCGCACCCGCTTCTCGGCTTCGACTATGGCTTTTTCTCTGTCCTTTTTCGCCTTTGCGCGCTCTTTTTCTATCGCGGCGGCAGTGTACTGCTTTATTTCTTCGGCGGTCGGCTCGCGCATGACCGTCGCGGCGGGCTTTTCGGACGCCGCTTTCAGCTCCTCGCGCAGGCGGCGGACGGTGTCGGAAAGGTCTTCGTGCTCTTGGCTGCTTTTCGCGAGCTCGTCGCGCTCGGCAGTGATAAGCGTCAACTGCTCCTGCGCCTCGTGCAGCTTGCTGATAGTCTCTTTCAGTTCGCGGGTGGACATCTCCGCGACATCGTTGTTCTCCTCGACCTCCCTGCGTTCGTACCACGGCAAGGCGGCAAGCATTCCGAGCTTCGAGATTCCGAGACTTGCATTCGACTGCAAATATTTCTCGCCGAGCGACTCGAGAGCTTGTATATATGTATAGGCTTGTCGCTGCTTGATACCGACATCCTGCTCGACATACTCCTCAAACGTCTCGTGCCCGAGCAGAAGATATTTACGCTCGTCGCGCATCCTTTTGAGGTTCTGGCAAAAGTCCACCATAGCGGACGCGGCAAGGTTGCCTTTTGCGATTATCTCATAGTGGAGATTTAACGCCTCGTTCTGTTCCTCGCTCAGGTTCCCGCTGAGTTCCATGCTTCTGATTACTTCGTTCATATGTTTCTCCTCTCTCACGCTGCCGCGTGACTCTTCTTCTTTTTATTTCTGATGTACCCACTCCATGCCTCGACAAAAGCCTCGACCTCCGGGGTCTTGCCGCAGTTGTGCAAACCACGGCACTGGACGATGCTCTCGGTCTTCGGGTTATATTCCAATGTATAAAAAGGCTTGTCCGGCTCGCTTTTCTCCCTGATAAAAAAGATAACCGTCTGCCCGCTCAGGTGTTTTTTGGCATATGTTGCGACGCAATGGTGCAGAGCGCTTCCCTCGTCGATAAGCTCGGCGTGACTTCGCGCCGGGCGAATCAACAGGCCGCCGCTTTCAAAATCAAAGTCCCGCTCGAGCTTTTTGAGATGTTTCTCAAATTTTTTCTGCGCTTCGCGCGTCTCTTCGAGCTCCTTTTGCCGTCTTGCTTCCGCGAGCGCGTCAATCGTGCGCTGGTGCGCCTGCTCGAGATTCGGCGGCAGGAGGATATCCTCGCGCTTGAGGTCAAGATTCAGCTTTTCGCAGTCGTTCCAATAGTCGCGGAGCGTGTACGGATGTTCGTTCTGCTTTTCGAGGTATTTCACTGCTTTTTTAAAAGGCAGTCGCTTCTCGATTTGTGAGACACAGTAATTGTCAAAGGCTCTGTACGCTATCGCCTGACCTGTTGTGATGCCGTACTTTTTGGCAAGCTGCGCATAAAGCACGGCATCGCGCGTTTTTTGGGTAGTTCTCGCAACTCCTTTTTCGTCAGCCCGAGAGCCGTCGAAACGGTCTTCGCGCGGCGGTTGACAACTCCATTCGTCCACGAGTCATTGACCGCAAGCCTGATAAAGCCTTCTTTTACCAGTTTTTCTGTCAGCACCGGATATTTGACATATGTATCAAGCCAGCCGCAAGGATTTCCGCCGATGTTTTCCATATATGCCGACATCTGCGCGTACTGCAAATTGGTGTTTTTAAAAGTCTCGTCATTAAAGCCATAATAATGGTTTTCGGCATAATTTTTTTCGTCCGTATACCACGGCTGTCTTGAGCTTGGCTCCGGTATGGTCGCCATGCGCTCCCAGTCTTGCTCCCAGCCGTGGAACCCATACGACCATCTTTTCGCCCACACGGCGTCAACGCCGGTGTTGTAATAGACCCGATATTCCTCAAAAAAATTGGTCTTGACCGTCGTATAGTCCAGACGGTAGTCGCGCTCCACGAATCCCGCCCGGACGAGGATTCCGCCGTCCCGCAGTTTCGTGGCAAAAAGGATATATTTTTGGTCATACATATATTTTCTGCCTCTGCCGCTGTCGCGGAACTCGACCGTGCTTTTGCACGCCGGGCAAAAGCCTATTTCCTTGTGTTTGCAGTTGACATTTTGCACATCGGCGGCGCTGTATGTCCGGCCGAGCTCAAGCACCACATCCTTGTGGCAGTGCGTACAGTGTCCGTATCTGACGCCGTTTTCGCGGTGCGTGAAGAGATAGCGGCTCCTCAGCAGGACGCTGTCGTCAACCCACTGCGCGACCTTTTTCGGCAGACCGTCGATCGACTTGGCAAAAGCCATTTTCCTTGCGTGCTGATACTGCTTGTCGGTGATTTTCTTCGCTTTTTGTCCCATGTTGCCACCTCACAGCAGATCCGCAAGGTCAAGGCTGATGATGTTGTTAGTTCTGCCGTTTACTGTAGCATAGTATTCCCGGACCCAGCCGACGACCGTCTCTTCTTCAGTTGCCGCAAAATTTCTTCCATTGCACTGGCTTGTCCTTGCTTTTTTCTTTATAAATGCTAAAAATCTTGCCAGGTTGTTTTTGGTCTCTTCAGCAAATCCGTAATATTCACACGTCCACGCAAAGACTACTTCGTCATCAACACGTGTGCCCGAGCTGTTTTTTTCGGCGGATTTTCTTGCTTGTTCTAACTGATACTTCATGCACCCGGCAAGGCTTTTTTCGTCAGCAAGGATTTTTCGGGCGGCATCATCGTCGGTTATAAGTGCGTCGATGATAAACTGCGCTATCTCTTGACCGTAGGATCCGCCCTTTTCGCCCTCGGCGTCGATTTTGGCTATTGCCTTTTTCATCAGTTCTGTCATTTTTCTGTCTCCTTTAAATTCAGATATTCCGATATTTCTTCCTTCGCCTGCTCCCACCCGGAGCACCACACAGCGCGGAAACCCTGTCGTTCAAGCGCTTCAAGCCACCATTGCTGGTCGACCGTCGGCTTGTTTCGGCCGGCTTTCATTTCGATGTACAAGCCGTGGTATTTCCCCCGGGCGACCGGCAGGCAGAGGTCGGGCACGCCCTTTTTCATTCCCTGCCGCCGGAGCGCTGCACCATATGAGACACTACGCTTGCCCTCATTCGGTATGTGGTATAAAAGCTTCAGTTCCGTGTGTGCGGCGGACTGATATTCCGCCCACACAAAAAGCGCCTCCTGTTCCTCCGCTTCGCGGTTTTCGCGACGGGTCGCGCTTGCCTGGTCTTTTTCGGTGCTCCCGCCGTCCGTCGAGTAGACAGTCAGGCTGTCCAGTTCGCACCCGCAAACGCGGCAGAGCCTTGTTTTGTTGCCGTCGGCAAAGTTATATTCACGCCCGCATTTCGGGCATCTGTAAGATCGTATTTTCATATCGCGCCCCCGTTGACATTTTCCGGCGGCGGTGTTATACTATTGACGGTGTTTGGTGTTGTTTCAACATCCTTTGGGCGTCCTGTTACCGCAGGGCGTCCTTTTTCATATCTGTCAAGCCTCGGCAACACATTTTTCGCATATTCGTCAAGATAAGCCACGACAGCCTCACGTCCGTCGGCTTTCCAGATGTGCTTACGGCTTTTTCCTTTTTCTTCAATGATTATCAAAAATTCACTCGGGCGGCTGTTTTCGTCCATGCCACGGCGGCTTCTGTCAAAATATATCGACACCGGCACGGATATCGGCAAGCGCAGCGCAGAGCCCTCCTCGCGCTCGATTTCCTCGACCCGCTCTGCCATTTGAGGTATGTATTTTTTAATCATCTGGTTGTCAAAGTCAAAACGCTCGTTGTCGGACAGCGCATGACGCTCGCCGAGCTGATTTTTGTAGTGCGTATACTCGATAGCCATGTTCTGATTTTTAAGGTTTGTTACATAGCCGTAAGTCTTGCCGCCGTTATAATCCCGGCGGCTGACGAATCGGCCGCTATAGTCGGCAAGCACTGCATCAAGCACATCGGCGTGCATTAAGATATGATTCTCTTTCATCATATTTTTGCTCCTTTCTTTTTGAGATAATATGCGCAGCAATCGTTTGTCGCGGGGATCTCGCGGAATCGGTCGGTGATGTAGGTATAGGCACAGCACTTTCCGTCCCAGCCGTCGCCCGCACAGTCAATTTTCCGCAGCCAATGGCAGCTTTTACAGACCTTTTTCCTGCGCCATTTTTGCCCGCTCCCCGGCGCGTCAGCGGTCTTTTCGAGTGCCTGCATCGCGCCCGCTCCTCTTTGCTCTGACTCTGTCTTCAAAGGCGATTAGCTTGTCCTCACGGATAAAGCCGTAGATGATAAGTACAACGACGGCGATTTCAAAAACCGTCTGAATTGCAAACTTTAATGCCATGGTTATACCTCCGGATTTAAACTTTTAAGAAATTTTATTATGTCTTTTGAAAGAACCACATTGCTTGTCGCTGCTGCATATGTGCGCAACGCATCTCGTGCCGCAAAATCTTTGTCGGGACGCAGCACAAAGCATCCGTCAATTGACGCACCGCTTTCGTTGTCATATACGCGATACTTGTGATAAAGCCCCGGTTCTGCTTCCCTTGGTAAATCCGGTAAAGGCATCCAGAATGTCACCTGCGGCTGTTCCCAATCCGGAAATTCGTCCAAATACCAACCTTCATCGATAAAAAATGTTGCGATTTCGTAGGAATTAACTAAACTCACATGCTCTCGTGGTCTGCCGTTTGCAATTACTAATACCACCTGGCAATCTTCCGGGAGCCTGTCATCGACGCTTATCCACGGCGACGCGGCCGGCTCTTCAAGCCGTTTCCTCGCGGCGCGGATAATTGCGCAGCTGTGGCAGGCGAGAGATTCAGCCTGCTTTGATATCTTGTGGATTGCCGCAATAAAGTCTTTATTATCAATCATTTTCCTGCCTCCTCAAAGAATCTATGTCCGCCGATGGTGCAGACATAGGTCTGCGACTCGTGCCATATGCTTTGGCACAGCTCCGGCGCGTAGAAATACAGTATCTCGGCATCCGTCGCTACATCGCCGTCGTCAAAGACATCGGAGACCGCGCTCTTGACTTTGTAGCTCGGCTCGGGGCGCTTGTCGGTGTAGCCGTATCGTTTGACGATCTCGGCGGGGCGCGCGTTTTCCTGCTCGCAGGCGTTTAGGATGCACTGCGCGACGGCCATTTGACCTATGTACGGCTCGGCTCCCGCCTCTGCCATGACTACCCGCTCAACCTCATCGCGCTCGGCGGCGGTCAGGGCGTATCTGACGCTTGCAGTTGACTGCAAAACCGTTTCCGGCTCTGCTTCCGTCGCTGCTTCCGGCTCGGTCGGCTCGACATAGTAAACATCCGGCATCGCGCTTGTTATCTCCGGCAACGCCGCGAGAACCATAATCGCCACCAGCGCGACGACCGCGACGATAATAAGCAAGTCTTTAGTCATCATTGCCAGCCCCCTTGTGCATCGGCTTGACAATAGTCAGCCTTGTGGTGTGCCGGTTTGCCAAAGTAGCAAGGTTGTCCGCCACGCCAAGCACTTCTTCAGCGGTAAGCCCGGCTTTTTCGGCGGAATCCTCAACAACTGATATTGCCAGTTTGCAGGCTGCCACAATTACACACATGTCCGTTGTTCCGATTCCGCCGAAAGCATTTAAAATCTCCTGCGCGAGCATTACGCTCAACAATTCGGACATCGCTGCCGCTTCGTCGATATCGCCACTTTTTAAATAGTGGATCTGGGCATTGCGAGCTTCTTTTAAGCTTTTAATCATTTTCTTTTCTTCCTTTCTTTTTCTTCTTTAAGCCGTCTTTCTTTTCTTGAGCCACAGCTCATATTCTTCTCTGACGCCCGGGATTTCAAAATACCGTTCTACCGCGCGAAGCGTTGACCGGGCTAAATGCGTCATCTCGCTGTCAGGCACCGCCGACAGGTCGAGTTCCGCCGTTTGAGACATCGCAGAAACTCCTTTCTCGTTGTTTTATTTCTTTTTGTGTGATATACTTTCTCTTGAAAGGGGGTGATTGACTTGTCATATAAGCGGTATTATCTTCCCGGTGTTGATGAGATTCATCAGCTGGTCGAGACACCTGCCTCAAAAGAGAAAACAGATCGGATTCGCTTCATCGTTACTGTAGTCGTTTCCGTTGTAGCAACAATAGCCTCTATTGTTGCTGCTGTTTTCGGGGCTCTTGCTTACTTTGGTTAAGACAGTTACAATGCCACAATCCACGTCGGTCTCTGCCGCAGTTGCTATTTCCGCGGCAGTACGCCGGCTGTGTAAGCGTAACGGTTTCGATTCGATGAGTTTTTGCGTATATGATTGCCGTCATATGCGCAAAAGCTTTTTTTACTCGTTTCTCAAACTTTGTCATAGTCCCACCTCTCTTTCATTTACAAAGCCCGCATTTGTACCTAATTCGGTACATTTTAAGTTAAAAAAAGATTTTTCTGCGGCTGATTTAAAAGGCGCGAAAGCATCTCACCTTGCGCGTTTGAAAAATCGCTATATCCGTTTATTTTGTCCTTATAGGTTCGCACAGTCACGCCTAAATACTTTGCCACATCCTCATCGGATAGACGTGCTAACCTTTGGTATGCAGGGATGGCATAGTATTCCGGATGCTTTTTCGGTCTGTTCCTTTTCATTTCTCCACCTCCTTTTGTACCGCTTTCGGTACATTTAGAATAGCACTGTTTTGTACCGTTGTCAACACTTTTTGGAAGTTTTTTTCATTAAAATGTTGCTTTTGCGGTAAATGCATGATATCATATTTTTGAGGTGGTATAAATGACTCACATTTTTGGAAAGAAACTTAAAGAATTAAGAAAGGCAAAGGGACTTACACAGCAAGAGCTTGTCGATACAGTTAACTCAAAATATGGAACCGCCATTAACAGAACAACAATAAGCAAATGGGAAAATGGAACACAAGAAGCCGGTATGAGTTTTGTCCTAATTTTTGCTGATTTCTTTGGAGTTTCTTTGGATTATATAAATGGTGATGAAAAAAAAAGCACCCCCGCTTCTGCAGGGGCAAAAACACGGGGTCTTATCGAAATGTATGAAAAGTTGAGCCCTCGCAACCAAGCTTTGCTTGAAACTCTTCTTGAATCAATGCTTGCGCAGCAAGAAAAAGATAAGTAAGATTTTCGTCTGAGAGTTTACTTAATTTTTCTGCGAAGTCTTCTTTGTTCATCTCGCGGGGCTCCTTTCTCGAACTTTTGTTCGATTTATATTGTAGACTCATTTTTTGAGGTTGTCAATAGAAACTTTAAAGAAAAATATCGGTTCCTATCAGCACCGATGTGTAAAATAAATAAAAAAGCCCGCTCCCGTGAGAACAGGAACGAGCGAGAGAGTGCCACAGAAAAGTAAGAAAGCGGAGAGAGTATGACAAATGCAGTGATATATGCCCGGTATAGCCCGGGACCAAATCAAACGGATCAATCAATCGAAGGACAAATCCACGAATGCACCAGATTTTGTGAGGATAATGACCTGCGCATCGTCGGAACATATATAGACCGCAAGCAGACCGGGCGAAACGATAACCGCGCTGATTTTCAAAAGATGCTCCGAGACAGCTCGCGACATGGCTTTTCAACCGTCGTCGTTTGGAAAATAGACCGTTTCGGGCGGAACCGCGAAGAAATCGCAAAAAACAAAGCGGTATTGCGGATGAATGGCGTCCGGGTGCTTTCGGCAAAGGAACACATTCCCGACGGTCCAGAGGGAATCATCCTCGAAAGCGTGCTCGAAGGTCTCGCCGAATATTATTCCGCGAACCTCTCGCAAAACATAAAACGCGGAATGCGGGAAAGCGCGCTCAAATGCCAGTTCAACGGCTCCGGTCTCTCGACCGGATATACCGTCGATGCGGATCACAAATATCGCATCGACCCCGATGGTGCGGCCGTCGTGCGAACGATTTTTGAAATGTACGACGGCGGCAAGAAGATAGCGGACATTCTGCGATATCTGCAGCAGAGCAACATCAAGACCATGCGCGGCAAAGAATACACGCACTACGGCATTTCGCGCATTCTCCGAAATCGCGTGTACATCGGCGAATATCACTGGCACGATATTGTCGTGCCGGGGGGCGTTCCGCAGATTATCGACAATGATTTGTTTGACCGCGTGCAAAAGCGGCTCGAAGCAAACAAGCACGCTCCTGCCGCTCGGCGCGGCGACGTTGACTTTCTGCTGACATCAAAGCTTATATGCGGCAATTGTAAATCCACGATGATTGGAGACTGCGGCACCGGAAAGAACGGCGCAAGGTGGTATTATTACACCTGCCGCGCCAAAAAGACTAAATCAAGCAAATGTCGCAAGAAATCCGTCCCGAAAGAAGCCCTTGAACGCGAAGTCACCGCCCTGACTGCCGCTTATGTCCTGCGTGATGATGTTATAGATTACATCGCCAACAAAGTGGTCGAAATTCAAAAATCAGAGCACGACGACAAATCGATGCTTCGCTATTTCGAATCGCAGCTCAAGGACACCAACAAAGCAATCGCGAATATCATGCGCGCCATAGAAGCCGGCATAATCACCGAAACCACCCGCTCCCGACTGGAAGAGCTCGAGGATACCAAGCGCGACCTTGAGACGGAAATCATCAAAGAAAAGGTCGCCCGCCCCACAATCGAACGCGAGCAGGTAATCTTTTTCCTCGAAAAGTTTCGCGGCGGCAATGTCGACGACAAGGAATACCAGCGTAAAATCATCGACACCTTTGTTCACAAGGTCATTTTATATGACGACAAGATCACGATAACCTACAATTACAGCACCGACAGCACGAAAAACGCAGAGAACACGGTCGAATCCATCGAAAGCGCCGCATCTGCAGCAGAGTGCAAGTGTTCGAATAAGTTCTCTTCGTCTCCACCAATCTTTGAAAAGTCGAACACCATCTTATTTTTTGTCGGTTCACTTTTCGGAATATCGTGTAAA